AACAAGAAGGGCAACGTGAGTACGCGACTTTGCTAAAAACGACAGCCGACGGGTTAGAAAAAATATTGTTTGAAGATGAAGCAATATGTTAAAATCCGCACGCAACGCCTCTCCCTCTGCCTATCCGTTGCCAAAGCAGCGAAAAAGGCGGGAATCAGCCCCCGCATGGCGTGGAAGATAGAGGCTGGAGACAGTGTAGGCTTGAAGTATTACCAATCCTACATCGAAGCCCTAGGGGGCAGTATTACGGTGTGCTTTCCAGAGATGGAAAGTGGAGACAAAGAAGCGTTTGAGGAAGCCGTTAGCCAGTAAAATATAACACCCTGCTAGCCAATTACTAACAAAAAGCCCCTACTCATAGAGTAAGGATGCTTGGAAGAAAGCAATTGATGAAGGGGTATAACGGCTTGGCTATGCACCGTAAAGCGTAACTTAATTAAAACAACTTATATTATGAGTATAAAGAAAATCAAAAAACACAACTCTCAGCAATTCTTAGATGACTTGAAAAGAGTTAGAGATGTAATGGTTATTACACCGAAATCAAACGCTTACTTGCACGTATCTAAAAAAGAATTGCGTAAGGAAGCAGAAGAAGGTAAAATAAGCTACTACATAACAGATAAGATATTTAGAAGTGTGCGTGATGTAATGGTAGTTACTTAGCATTAAGCACAACGCTTGTGTATGCTCTGTATGGAGTGCAACGGAATATGGAGTATGACACGTTGTTATGCTTATTACGGATTATTAAAAGATAGATTATGATTGAAATAAAGAAGCAAAGAAATGCAGTAAAAATTGAAGTTTGGAGATTTTGTATTATTGACAACAATCTATACCTTGATAGCTATGTATTAGCTGAGAAAGAATCTACAAGGCATAGGAAGTACAATGATATTAAAAGGTATGAAAGGTTGAGTAGTAGAGAATCTACAATAAAAGAAGGTGAAGTACCTTTTAATTCTGACATCAAAGAAGAAGCTTTAAATAAATACTTTGATACAGTAAAGTGTTTAAGGTGGAGCGAAAGGTAGTATTAAGCATAACGTCCCGCTAAACCCAATTACTAACAAAAAGCCCCTACTCATAGAGTAAGGGTTTTTCTTTTATGAAAATGAAAAATTAATCCCTTGGAGGCGTATTGGGAACGCATCCAAGGAATCTTACTTTCCCTCCCTGTAAATATCTATAATATACTTTTGGAGGTCTTTAATGCTGTTGTTTGTGTTATTGATACTGCTCTCTATGTTAGCAAGTCGCTCTTCTGTCTTTTCCTCATTGTTGGAGACAATAAGCTTTATTTCATTTGAATACGATTCAAGCCTTTCCTTTTCCCTCTTTTCATGCGCGATACTGCTTGCTTTCAGCTCCTTTATTTCGGAAGTATTCTTCCTTGAGGTTCTGCGAGTACCCAGTATAATTTGAATCATAAACACAAGAGCTGTTAATATAATAATTAACAGAATAACGCCTGTTACAATCCAATCATCATGAGTTAATTCCATTGCTAGTCTTTGTCATTGCTTTTATACGCCCTATACAGTCCAACCCCTAAGAAGAAGGCTACTGATACGATCATAAGCACATTTTGTAAAACATCCATTTTTGTAAAGTTAATCAAACTATTGTATCATAACTAACGTAAAAAACGCCCGCATGCATAACATTTTGTTAAGGAGTTATTGCATGTTTAAAAGTTTCTTTTGATTAAGTTGGTCGTGTAATCCTCAAACTTTAGGATATACTTTGATCGCCTAGCCTGTAAGTAGTTCTGAGCCTCTTCAGGAGCTTGTAATCTTACTTGCACATCCCTAAATATTTCAGTATTGAATACATTGTAATCAGTGATCTCTAAGTAATTACTTAAACTAGCATCCTCCATCAGCCAGTTACTTACCGCAGAAGGCAGTAAACGAGTTTCAAGAGTATACAGCCTATTAATCTGATCCCTGATTTGTTTTTGAGTATATCTTGAATCTTGATACTCATCAACCTCCAATTCATACTCTTTTAACCCAAACAGCCCAGGCACTCGATAAGCACTAACCCAACCGCCTCGCAATAGCCCTGTATAGTCAAAGTTACTGCCTACGATGTTTCCATCCTGATAAGACACTATTTTAACTGTCTTGTCGGCTCCCTCGTCGCTGTAAGGAAGTAGCCTAAACATTCTGCTTTCAAAAGTATAAGAAAGCCCTACAACGCTTACAACAGCCTTAAATTGATACTCGCCAAACCCAAGCCCCTGAGATATTAGCCTCCAATCAAGCACAATTCCTTTATAGAAAGGCTTAACTGCAAAACCGTCATACAACACGCCATAAGTATTATCTACAATATCTGCTATCTTAACACCTTCCCTCCATAGCTCAAATCCTATATTCCCTGTACTTGTTACCCTGTCAAACAAAAAAGATGATGTATCGTTTTTGTAATCTGAGCCATCCGCTAAATCAGAAAACACATGCTCAATATATTCACACTCAACAGCGCAATAGCAGTAGTCGTTTTTAGGAGGGGCTTTTTGTAGCTCTACTACATTAGCAACCAGTGACACGCAAGATCCTTCTGTAAATGATTGAGGCGAAGGATTAGGTAAATAGGTAGTGATCATACAGTGAGAAATTTAAGCTCTATTTCATAGGGCAATGAAGGAGTTGTATATCCTGCCTGAGTAAAAGCAATGTCAGCAAAAAGCTTTACTGTTGTGGGAGTCCAACCAAAATCAAAGCCTGTTTGATCGCTTACTGGAGGCGAAGAGAACGTAAGTGCTAAATTAGGGAATGTCTGATAATTAGGATTGCTTAACGAATCCCTTAGCTCTGCATTAACTACAGAATCTATATTCCTTCCCCCTATTTCGTCTACTATCCTAGCAACAGCAAACTGTATAAAAGGTTGTAGCAAACTAAAACCACTTACCTTTAATGCGTTAGAAAGATTTATTTGTGTCGGTATAGAAAATCCTGTTATCCTCATTACACCCCGTTTGTGCGTTGTACAAATCTAACTCTCAACCTTTTTGCTGTAACAGCATCTAAATCCATTAAATCAGCATCCACATTGCCATTTCCTAGTCCTGAGTCGTCCACCTCAATAGCCTGCTGAACTTCAAAACTAATCCACCCAGAAAAGTTTAAAGGGGAGTTTGCTCCATTAGGCTCATTTTCATCATAAAATTGAAATTCAAGCGTTAGCCTAACTTCATCATTAATACCTGAATTGTAATTCTCTTTATCAATCCACTCGCCTTGATTGTATAGAAATGTGCCAAACCACAATACCGCCTCGCGTAAGGTAGTTGCAAAAGGTAATTCAATACATTGTGTCGGATCATCAGTTGAAACAACCTCACCTTCAACAAACCCACCGTCTAAATCAAAGGTGTTATCAATTAGATTTCTAGTTACATTAGTATAGCTTACGCCAGAATTAAGCGGATCAAATGCAGGATGAGAAGCATCAAAGCGCGTTGCTACTGTGTAACAACCTATAATAGCCAAGTTATTAATCAATATGCTATCATTACGCAATGTATAATCTTCATCATCAGGATTATTAAACCCTAAATCAGCTGTATAAAAGCAATCACTAAAGGTTACTGTTGCAGTACCCCCTATAAGAGTTGCTACGCCTGAAAACTTTTCACCATCGGTATAGGTGTTGCCAATGGTGTCTCCATCACCGTCTAAAGTTATATCTTTAATGTTTACGCCCTCTATAGTAGCTTGGCTAACACCATCCGCACCAAAAGCGCAGTTGTTGCACTGATCGCCAGTTCTGGCGTTGAATGTTGCGCCTTGCTCAAAAGCGCAACTTGTTACTATTGAATTTGTGTTTGAGCTTAATAACGTTGAGTCTTTATCAAAAGTGTGCCTAAAAAGTGTAAAATTAGACGCTACGTTTGAACGGTATACGCGTATCGTTTGATTAATACATAAAACCCTCTCGCTTATCCTTGTGTCAACAAAAGGTGAATTTCTACTACCCCTTTGATAATCGTAAGCACCTCCCTTCATAATGCAATCAAAAGCATTTTGACCGCCTCGACTTGTCGTACTTCTATTTGATTGCTGAATTGCATTCATCCACAATATTCCCCTAGAGGTCAAAAAGTCGTTTAAGTCTAGTTCTATAACCTCACTAAATCCAGAACCATCTATAATAACTTGACCATCTGCATTTAGTTGAATAAAAGCATTTGATACTGTTACAGGAATATTACCATTGTTATAGTAAGTGCCTCTAAGATTGTATACACCGTTAATGCCAGAAGGTAAATTATATGTAAGGTCGCGATATGGCAAACCTTGACTACCATTACCAGTAGCGTTATTTCCATCTTTTTGAGAAATGAAAACCCCTGTGTTTGCTCTCCAGTTTGTAGTTAGTGGCATGATTTAGATGTTTTCGTTAATAATTCTCTCAAGCTCTGCTTTTGCAGAAGGGTAAGCATTAGCACACATCAAGCGCAAAAGACTTCCGTTTGTAAAGGTTTCTTTGAAGTCATTGCAAATAGCAAGAGTATTTCCCTGAACATACTTCATTACTGCTTTTGTGGTGTTAGGCTGTTTTGCTGCTTCTTCAAAAAGCAAAGCCTTTTGATAATCCGCTTCATTACCTTTAGACATAAACCATTGTTTTGCAGAATCAATGCCCCCTAACAAATGAAACTCAAACATCGAGGTTGTTAAATACAAAACCCTTGCTTCATCAATCTCAAGCTTAACCTTAGTGTTAGGATATAGCTCTAAGACTAGGCTTTTATAGTGTGCAAAATCACTATTTGTTTTTCTTTTGAAAACAGGGATTTGCGTTAGGTCATGTTCTGCTCTCTCTTTATCACTCATTTTCCAGTGCCCAGAGGGCGATTATTACGTTTAATCCTAATACTTCGATCAATTGTATACTAGGCACATCATCGAGAGTAATATTGCTATTATCAAATAATGTGAATATCCTGCCTGCTTGATTAACCCCATTATTATCTGCAATCAATTGCTGTATGACCGCCGAACTGTCAAGGTTATTACTGTGAAACTCTGCTTGTAGTCCTGCATTCTGTATAAAATCACCTAATACAAGGCTATCAACCTGATTGTTTTGAGCTTCTACAGTTGTTACATTATGTAAATCTGTAAAGTCTAAATTACCTATAATGCTATTGCCTGACTGATCTTGCCTTGAAATCAACACAGACTCCCACAATAAAGGATCATTAGACAAAAACCCTACTCGCCTAGTGGCTACGCTTCCAAAATCGTATAAAAACCATGTGTTAGGCGTAACTACAACTTGAGTGTTATCAGGCAGTACCATTGTCACTGTTAGGTCAGTTCCTCCTATAAAAAACTCAATCGTCTGTGCAGTAGTAACAAACTCGAATACGAAAGGAGGTGTTTGATCATACCTAGCTACAATAAATTGCTGTGCATTGACTGTACCAGCTTTTATTACCCCTTCTGCTATCAATTGACCAGCCGATTGAACAAGAGTTAAAAAAGACTCTCCCTGTTTAGGCTGTAGAGGTGAATTATTATCAGTAGCATAAGACGTAGACAGTTCAAATAATTGCTGTCCCGAATTGCCAAACTCCTGCAACCTTATCGCAGCCCAGCCTTTAGATAGCACTATACTTGCCGTTGTAGGGGTAAATATAGCCCTTACTAATGTATCAGAATTAGCGGAGATTGCCCCGCCTAGATCATCATTAGAGAGTAATTCAAAGGTTTCAATAACCCCGCTAAACCCTTGATCAAAACCAAAATCTTTAATATCAAACCCTGATGATTTAAAAGAATAGACTGTAACACTTTCTATTCCAGCATCATCTACACCCCTAACATTTGCCAATAGCTCAATCCTTATCTCATAGCCATTTAAAAGGCTATAATTCGAGCTTTTAAAATTCAGGTTATTATTAGGGTCATTAGCATCATAAAAAGCTGTATCAGCCTGTAAATTGCTTAACCAGTCCTCCCAACGAATCTTTTGACCTATTTCAATTCGATAAGGTTGCAAAGATCCTACTAATGCACCCGAACTAACAATCACCTTATCATATCTATTGCCTGATGGGTAAGGATACGCCCTTTCTATGTCTATTTCGATAAGCTGAGAAACCCCTGAAACTACCGCACTACTTAAATCAAAAGTGTATCGGTCTAGCTCAAAGCTTTTATTTTGTCCTTGATTGTCTGCAATTAGCCTAACTTCTAAGCTTTCAAAAACAGCCTGCTTACTTGTGTCTAGTTCCGCGTCAAAGAATACTTGTATTGCATCGCTGTTATAGCCTACAAAATCAGAAGTGTTGTCACTTTCTAATTGATCCCTGAATAATATCCCAAAATCACTAACTGACATTAACCCCTGTACATTGCCTGATGTGGTTACATACTCCCGAACATCAGCTAATACGCTAACCGCGTCGCTAGTTTGAGGGTTAAGCGTAGGATTAGCTATATCTACAGCTAATAAGTAGTTAAGGCTCTGCACAAATTGAGCCTCATCATTAGTATATTCTAGTTCAGCAACTAATACTAAATCACTGCCTGTAATATTAGCTTGTAAATCCTTAATGATTCCTAGCCCTGACACACTAGAACCCTCCTCTATGTAAAGATTATCATAAAGAAAGTTTCCTATTGCATCAGTAGTTTTGTTTGTATAATCATCTTGATTAGGGATAGCGGAATGAAGCAAACCAACTCTTTGCCCTGCTACAAAAGAGCCTTGCAAAGTAATTGTTACTTGAGTGCGTTTTGTGTTTTGCAATCCTTCTACAGCATCATTTGTTGCTACGTCCTCATAAGCAATAGATGATAGGCTGTATTGCGGAGTAAGCCCGTTTAGGTTCTCATTAAACCACCCCGTAAAACCTTCTATGTCATCAACGCGAGTGGTAATATCATAAGGAAAGCTGGCAGTAGGTCTTAGCTCCACCTCAAAGCAATGCCGTAAGCAGTTAACCCCCGCAAAGTAGTCAGGAGGGGATAAGGCTTGCAAGTCCTCAACCTGATTAGCCAATACCCAAGGAGCAATAATAAATTCATGCACAATCTCGTAGGTTTGGCTAACATCGTCGCTTGATGCTAGTCTAGCCTGTGCCGTGCCAGTTTGCCAATCTTTCAGCGTTCCTTGAGCCTCTAAGGGTTGTAATACACCTGTAAGCCCCTGCAAAGAATAGCGGTTATCATTACCGCTTATTCGAGATTCAATTGTAAATTCTTCATCATTAGTAGGCAAGCCAAACCTATAAGCCAAGTAAGCAAACTGATTTGCTGAATCATTACCAACTGCAATGATAATACCTGTATCTATATCAGTTGCAGGAGTAACCGCGCCACTACTCACAGTAAAAGTAATGCGCTTTTTGTCAACGCTAATACTATCAATAATTGCCCTAAAATCCGCAGGGCTATCACGATCAGGGTAATAATCAAACACTTGCCCTACCCTAAATCCTTCTGCCTCAAAGTCAGTAAATACCCCTGTAATAGTGGTCGCAGTCAAGTCCCACGCGTCAAAAGCGTCAGATTCCGCACCCCATCCTATGTTAATGCTGATGCTAGCCTGAATCTGAGTCATAGCATTTCCTACCAGATTAACCGCACTTTTAGAAGGGTTATCCGTATAGCTGTTGCCATTATACAGCTTGTTCTTGTACTCTATAGATACGGTGTTTGTTACTGCCATGCTAGGCTTTTTTACTCGTTAATGCTGTATACTTTGATAAGAGGCGTTGCATAGTTTTTATATCATGCCCTTGGTCTTTGATTAATTGCAAGTCTTTTAAAAAAGCTTGCTTTTCTTGGCTATCAGGCATTTGCTTAATCACCTTAAAGAGGTTAATCAAGTTGTCCTGCATTTGTTTTTTAAGGCTGTCCATCATAACCAGCTATTAGACAATACATTCAAAATGTTATTCAACTCAACCTTAGTTAATGACTGTGTAGTCATTCGCTCCCCTCCAATCAAGTAAAAAACAATTTGGCTATGGTCATTTACTCTATAGCCCTGTACTTGAGATAGATCAATAGCAAAGTTACTAAATACTAAACGTTTGCTAGTACCGTTTTGCTTTTCAAATTCATACATAAATTCGCTCATTTTCTTATCCTTCTATAAATGCTTCCTGTAATTGCTCAGTATAGCGTTGCCTTATCGAGTAGTTAAATACAGCAAAGTCTTTTCCCATAGTCCATTCTACCTCCCTTGCCTCACAGATATTGCCCTGAGCATCCCTAAAATAGCGATTTTCGATAAGGTTAACAAAATCCTCTAAGCCAAACCCAGTGCGTATCCCATCAAACAGTATTTTTTGCCCTTGTCCTGCCACAAAGCTATCATACACATAGTATTGATCATAAATAGCCTTTGCGCTTAATAACTGCCTATGGTTTGACGGTATTTGTCCGCCTTCTTGCCATAGCAATTTAGGCTTATTGTGATTGTTTTGAGAAACCCTAAGCAGACCTACTTTAGATTGCACCCTCTCTACTAAATTACTTCTGCCTCCAAACACATTGATAACCTCATCAAATAGCCTAGCCAGCCCCTTTAAAACAGTCTCGAAGGGGTTTAACCTCTCCTTTCTGCTACCTAAGCATACATTAAAGTTGATTTCTTCTAATCCCTTAATCATATTCAACTTATCATCAACCTCGCCAATAAGACTAGTAATCACCTCATAATTTGTACCTGTAAACTCTGTGATCGTGTATTCGTCCGAAACGTCAGTATCAAAAGCTAGTATCTTATCTCCTTTCAAATCCTCGGTGTTATATCGCCTTGTCTGTATAAGCGTATCAGGAATTGTATAGGAGGATTGAGAACGCCAGAAATCAGAGTCTTTGGGTTTTAATATCACTTCGCCATTCCTTATACCCACTTGCCCGTTAAGGTAGCGTTTAGCCAACTCAAAAGCCTCTAAACAAGCATAGCCGTAATCTTGAGCTTTAGGGATGCCCTTTTGTATAGTACCTACGCTTACAAGCCTAGAGAATGCGCCTCGCTGGTCAGGAGTAGTATTAGAGGGTAAATAGACTAATTGCTCAGGTATATCGCTATTGAGTGCATAACCCGCATGCTCACACGCCTTTTCTATAAGGGTTTTTAGCTTGACTCCCTTGTGTACTCTACGAGGTTGCACTACCGCATTAATTAACTGCGTGCCAAGATCAAACACAGCAATCACAATCAAAGCAAGCTTGATGGTTTCTAGGATAGCATTTGCGATATTAAACACTGTTGCTCCTATAGTTCCTGTAATACTTGATGAAGCAAGCCCCGCAGCAATTGCAATCGCTCTTGCTGTGGTGGCTACTTGCTCCACTAATAGCACTGTCAAATAAGTTGACATAAACACTAAAAAAGCAGTGTCTAATCCATCATCAATAGGGTCTATTACATACTCTACATCCACATAATCAGCATCAGTAATTAGCCCTATGCTTTCAAGGTATCCAAAGTTTATCCCTTCTAATTGCTGATCAAGCCTGTTAACCGATTCCGTTTTTTGAATCCTAGCCCTAATAAAACCCCTATCAATAAACTCGGTTAACTGGTCGCTAGGATCAATAACCCCGTCAAATACTGTGATTGATCTATTTGTATTGCTTGCAACGATTTGATTCAAGATTCCTTCAAATAGCCTGCCCTCAGCAATCCTTTGATCTATTACATCTTTTGCAGACAAGACAAAATCAAAGTCATCAGTCGTAATATTAGCCTGTACATTATCATTGTCAAACGTTGCTACAATAGAAATATCCTGCCAATTCTTAGGCGGGTCTATTGCTTTTCCATCGAGGAAAAATGATAACTGTGTATTTAGGCTGTTATAGGGCATTAGTTAAATAGTGAAGTTTTACCTGTTTTAGTATGTCTTTTTACTTTCTGATTATGATTCTTCCAAGTTTGAGTGATCGCTTCCTCTAAAGGATCATACTGCAAGCCCCTGTATTCAGGCATTCGCTTTACAGCTTCAATCATTATTTCCCGCATGTCATCTTTGGTCAAAGTCTGATTAACTACTATAGCAGTGGATTCTTTAGGCTCTCTATAGGCAAGCCCAGCCATTACAAGCTCTTCATTACTCATATTACTAGGTAATTGAGCGTTAAGGCTGTCTTTTACTACCCTTTCCCCGCCATGCAACCTAGCTAAATAAGGATCTTTAGTCGCGCCAGGTATCTTGGATAACCCTAAATGATCACCTACATTTTCAGCACCTTCATAGAATGCAGGAAGAGAAGCAACAAATGCTTGCAAAAAGCTAATATCCCTGATCGTAGATGCAAGAGCGTTTTCATCGCCAGCATTCACTTTGCTTGAATAGGTTTCTACTGCTGATATGGCTAATTGCAACCTTGCTCTTCTGCGTTGTTGCTGTTCCTGCTGTCTCAATAGCTCCGCTTCCCTTCTTTGCTCAAATGCTAGAGCCTGTTCTGCATCTGCCCTGCCTTGCTCACTAATTGCCCTCAATTGATCTTGCCTACGCTGTACGGCTTGCAATTCCCTATCAATAGCCTCGTCCTGAGCATCAAGCCTGCGCGTAATAACTTCCTCGCCTAAAGCAATCAAAGCCTGTGTAGCCTCTTGCTCGGCTTTTGTTTGCTTAGTTATGCGGTCTTGCTGTTGCTGTAGAAGCTTTTCGTTAAGTTGCGCTTGAATGGATAAAGCTTCTGTACTCCCTTTTTCAGCTATCAATAAACGTTGCTGTAAGGCATCAATTTCGGCTTGTAGCCTATCCTTTTCAAGTTGCTGTAGTACTTTATTCAGGTTAACACCCTCTTGCTGTAGGTCAAACAATGCGCGAGTAGTAAGAATGTTTTGCTGTTCTTGTTCGTTTGCTGATCTTTGCGACTCGGTTAATTCCTTGTTGGCTTCTGCTAAATCTTGTATAGCAGTTCTGCGCTCCCTGATTACTTCTAAAAGCCTAGTTTGCGTAACTTCATCTAACCGCAAAGCTTTCACTCTTTCATTAAGCACTTTAGTATCCGATTCAGCAATAAGCTTATTAGCGTTTAATGACACCCCTGTTAGCTTTTCTATAACTGCAATTTGCTCATCAAAGGAGCGATTTAAATCCGCGTTAGTTTGCTCTAACGCCTGCTTTCTAGCTTGAAAAGATAGGTTTTCATCAGATATAATTCTTTCACGTATTGATTTGAGGTTATCAGCAGCATCAATAAGAATATCAAGCTCTAATTCTGCCAAGTCTCTAGATATTTCCCTTCTTCTTTTATCTCGCTCAACCCTAAAGTTCTCTAACTCAGTCTCTACTTGAGCAGTATTCAGTATAGCGTCAGCCAGTGCTTTTTCTAAATCCGCATCTGCTTTGCCGTCTTTACGTCGTGCCCTACTGGCATCAGCCCTTTGCTGTGCAATTCTTTGTTCTTCACTTGCAATTAATAGCTGTTGTGACAATACATCTTCTCCGATCAATAAAGACGCTTCTAAAGCTTTATTTTGCTCTTGCAAAGATAGCGTTGAATCTTCACTTGCTATTTCAAATCCTGCCTGAGTCTTGATAAGATTAGATAATTCTACATTAAGCCTAGCAAGAGTCCTAATACTGGTCAACTCTGCATCAACCAAGTCTTGATTTGCTTTTAAAGCCTCATCTACCTTATCATTAAATCCGTCAAATGCCTTTGAAAGATCAACGTTAAGCAAATCAGCAAAGGTTTTTACGCCTTTGAATGTGTCAGTCAATGTCGATACAAAAAGAGATAGTCTAACCGTAACCTCTAGCAAAGCTTTGTCCAATGCTTTAGCTCCATCCTCACTACCTCTAAAGGTTTGTACTAGCTGATTAAGTACGCCAATAACCGCCACCTTTGAAAGAAGAGACAAAGAGCCTCTAAGGCTTTTTACAGCGCCTTCATAATTGCCTACATTGCGCTGATTCTGCCCCACAGTCCTATCAAGGTCTTTTAATTCCTTGTCGAGGTCTTGAACTTCCTGCAATAGCTCTTTAGCCTCTTTGCTGTTTGTGCCGTATTGGATAGCTAAATCTTTGTAAGCCTTCCTAAGTTTGTTGAGTGTAGCAGACTTTTGAGCGTATGGGCCTAAATCACCTTCAATCTTTGCGTTTTCCTTGGCTTGCCTTGTAGCCTCTTGAATTTGCAAACGCAAGGAAGCATTCGCCTTCGCTCTTTCATCAGTAGCATTTTTTAGCCTCTCTTCAAGCCTTAAACGCTCTTTTTCTATCTTATCAAGCCCTTCGACTGCCTTCCTGTTGTCATCTATAGCCTTTTCCCTACGCTTTAAAGACTCTAAATCACCCTCAAATACCTTTTGATTAGCAATTTGCTGAGTTTCTTTGAGTGTATCCTTTAGCCCTTCATTAAGCTTATTGAGGGTTTTTAGTGCTTCCTCAGTAGACTTGATAAAGTTATCGAATAGGTCTTTTTCATAGACCTGATTATATTTTACAGGTTGTTCAGCCATGAAGCGCGGTTAAAAACTCAAACACAGTAGTATTTTGTAGGGAAGGAATACTACCCACCTTTTTAGTAACGATTTGCACCTGTTTTTGATGCTGTTCTTTCTGATTAATTGCTTTATTTCGAGGGTCAAAGATTGCATAGGCTTCTTCCTCAGCAATCTTGGCATAAGCTTTCAAATGTTTTTGACCTTTCAAATAAGCGTCAGCTAAGTAATTAGAAGCTTTTTCCCTCAATGACAAATAACGCTCGTAGTCATCTGGAACACCAAAAGCCTGTAAACGCTCATTGTTGATCTTATACCATGCTTTTTCAAGCCTTGATTGCCTCCCTTTGCCTAGTAACTCAAGCCCTTCACCCTCAGATATACGGAAATACACCCCTATAGGGCAATTGTGTATTGAATCGTATATCTTTCTTTTCCTGAGCATACACAAATATACTAAAAAAACCGCTCTGCACAGCAAAACGGTTTTATAGTAAGAAAATGAAAATCAATTAAGCAAATTGGACAACATCATATTTTGAAGGATAGGCAAGGTGTATTCCTGCAATTCTCTTATACTGTTATTAGACAATCCTGCAATGTTATCGCCCCATCTTTCGCGCAAATCATACTCGTTTTTGATGGGGTTATACACAATAGCAAAACTATCTAAATCTGCAAATACCTCAAAGCTATCATAAAAAGTAAAGGTATCTGAAAGCGTTACGCGGTCAAAGGGTAGCGACTTGGTGCGTTTATCCCTTATCGTACTTTCCGCATAACCACCCCCTATACTTTCAAGGCTTCTGCCTGTTGCGTCCGTTCCTTGCTCGAATAGCTGACTAAGCGTATTTAGCTCTATGATCTTATCTTGAGTATCACGCATAGAGAAAAGCGATTGCATTTGATCGTTGTAATCAATCTGCTTTGCTTTCTCCAGTAGGCTTGTCATTTTTCCTAACATAACCCTTTTTCTTAGGTGGCGTTTTTCCTGTAACTAGCTTGTAAGCCACATCTACAGGTGTTTTGGTCAAAAGATGGCTAAAGGAGTCCAAGAACTCCTTATAGCTTAGATTTGACACCTCCTTTTCGTTGAATGAAATATTATCTACCTTCTTCATTACGGTATAGTTACATCCTCCCTAGCAATCTCAAAGCCTTGCTTAGTTAATACCCCTGCTGTATTAGCACTACGCAAGTACACTACATCAGCAGGCGTTTGTGCTGCGTAAGTCACCGTATAACGCCCTGCAATAACAGCATCCGCAGTCAAAGCAGAAGGAGTAACAACCGTGTTAGCAGTTGCATTAACTAGCTCTACATCAGCAACAACAAAGCCTTCAAGCTCATGCTGATCAGCAAACAATCCAGTCTTAAAACCAAGATCAAAAACAAACTCGGTAGTTGTCGCGCCTGTCACATTGCTAACAAAGGCATCAAGCACACCATTGAACGCAAGCCCCTGTAAATCAAGCTCTGCATCAATGAAGCGGTATGCCCTAGGCTGTGAAAGCTTGTCAATTTCCCAAGTAATGACCCCACGGCTTGCCTCGGTAGCTGTAGCAAACTGGTATCGAGAACCCCACGCATCTGTGTTGATAGCAATAGGATACCCCTCAGTTTCGTCGCTGTTCGCTTCGATCAGGAGAGCGCCACAGGTATCAACAGCGATAATACCTATTTTATTGCAGGCTAATGCGCCAATATTGCCCAGTTGACGGGGAGTAGGGGTGTATAACTCGCCTGTAAAAGTTTGCGGATTAATATCCACGTTGATAGTTGCCCCATCACTCAATGACTGCGTAATGAAGTCAGGAAGGGGTAACTCACCGTTTTTGAACTGACCAAGAGGATACCATCTTTTTGAAGCATCGCTTTGGTTGACCTTATCAAGAATGTAAGCATCATCTACCGTATCAGTAGATAACACAGCATTTCGAGTGCCATCGTTAGCGAATAGTTGCACGGCAAAAATATAGGCGATGTTCTTAAATTTGAACTCCTTCCCACTTTTGCCCGTGTTTGCACTGCTTACAGCGCAGAAACAATTTGACATATTATTAGTGTTTTAAATCGTTAGCAATCGCACGGCTTATTAATCGAGAAGGAGCGAAATAAACGCTCTACCCCTGATAGCCTTGCATCAAAAATACTTTGTAAATGACCTTTTAGCGTTTTGTACTCCCCAAAATTCACATGATCAGTCTTACGTATACTAAATGTATTAGGCACAAACTGAGCAATATAATTATACATCTGCTCTTGTACGTATTCGGCTAAATTATCCATTGGGATAATCACCTCACTATAATGATCATTAGTCAACCAATCTGCTCTGGCATCATCAAGGAAGAACATGCGCAAATCCATGCGCTCAACAATTGATTCTAATCCGTCATCTTCCCTGTTTATGATTTCTAGCAAATAGATTAAAGGGGTCATTCGCTCCTTAATCTGTTTAGCCCTTGTAAAATGGCTGTTTGTCATGTAGGGAGTGCCATGCAGAAAAATAGGAGCATCAAGCAACACGGCTTGATCTGTAATCATTGCAATAACTCCTTCCAATACAATCGTATTTGTCGAGTAGTCAACGCTGACAATAGTATAAGGCACGTTATCTATCTGCAATTGCAATCCCTCCCTAGCATAAAGAACCCTATCTAAAACAAGAGTAGTATTCAAAGTATCATCAGAAAATGACACTATACGCAAATCCCAGCTTATTTGGTTTAGAAAATCCTCTATAATATCAGGAACAATCATTTACATTAAGTTAGCGTACTGATGGCAATACATCACCTTTTCAAAAGGTTTCCACGTGGCTTTTTTGCCTGTAAAGCCTAGCCCTGCATTAACAGCGTTAAATGTTACTACATTGCCTACAACAGTTGTAGCAATATAATCTTCACCCGATAAAGTAAAAGTGTCACCATCAGCCAAATACAAAGAGCTATCTAGTGTTATTTCATAGTTACCGCTTCCAAGATCATTGGACGCGGTAACATTTTCGGTAATGCTTTGATAATAGTTCAAAAAGGGAATTACTTGTTTATTGAACTCATCAAAGCCCTGTGCTTTTCTCTTCCAAGCTTGAACACTATTAACAGCCCCCTTAATAGGTTGGCTGTTTTCGTTGTTGTTTACCACAACCCCTACCACCGAATTTGCATACATGGCAGACCTTACAAACTCGTAGTATAGACAGAACTTAACAACTCTGTTAAATCCTGTATTCTGCGCAGTCAATTGCGTATGCTCATCAAAGTAAGTTACCCCTTCCAACAAATCCACCCATTTTTGTGGAAGCGGATCAAGCGTTGATATTTCGTTTGTTGCATCATCGCCTAACAGCCTCCTAAAATAAATAGGGGTGTATTCATCAATATACTCCTGAAAAACACTATCACTAAAGCGATCTGTTGAAACAGCCGTATATCCTGTAAAATCAGAAGGGGTAAATTGTGGTAGCATTTATTAGCTTGCTAAAGTAGTAAGAGCCGCATCAATATCAGTAACCTCTAGGAACGCAGTACGGTCGACTGTTCTGATTAAGAACAAGCAACGCTCATACACACGCATACGCTTTTTGCCTTCCTCAAAATCAGTACCTGAGTAACCGATCTCAACGTTTAGACCTGGCTCACGATAAATCATAGTATAACGGCTGTCACCAATTACCATAGTGTTCGCAGGCACTGCGTTATCTTCAATGATAGTAACACCATCAATGCGGTTGCCGTCTGCGTCGTAGAAAGGAGGCATGATATAATTGTTCTCACCGTCCTTTTTCAGTTTGTACTTGTTGATGTCCGTAATGTTCATCAAAGCAAAATCAACTTGCACCCCGTTGCGCTGTCCTGTTTCAATCGCTTCACGTAGCTTTACAATCAGGTCATAAATAGAAGCATCGGTGATGCCTGCTGCAACTGGAGTATAAGCAGGTGAAACATTGAAGATACCCTCAAGGTTGTTGCCTGTGCCGTCCCCGTTAATGATTTGCGTACCCTTGATCAAGTTGATATTGATCACAAGGAAGCGTTGCAACTCACCTACTAAAAAGGCATCATCATACTCAAATTCATCAGTCCAAGGTAAGATGTCTGCAACCTTCTTGAGCTTGACAGTATAGGTTTGCCATGCCGCAGTAGATTCAGGGAAGGTAGCGCCTTCTGCAATCATAGCCGCCGCACGTACCTTAGTTGCTTCATCCCAATCGACATAACGGACTGTCCCATTTGCGCTCGTAGGCACTTCTTGAACCATTCCGTTATTCTCAAGATACTCAAGAAAACTGTTACGACGCGATTTTAATTGACCAACGGTAGGCAAGTCAAGGGCATAACCATTGTTTACTACGCTTGCGGTAGTGGTTAATGCTTTTGTTGCTAATCCATCAATACGATGGGTTTTCTGATCGTTGGAAGCTACTGCACGAATAGCAGTTAAGTCAGCCTTAGTAATACCGCTAGGTTTTACGCTAGGATCAGATTTTGAAGCATCTTTTAGCTTCTGCATTTCTACGCCTTGAGCCTTCAAGGCTTCCTGCATAGGCTGTAAAGCTTTTGCAAAGTCATCAGATAACTTTTGTGCAAGCTTGGTTTGCTCTTCGCTGTTCTGCTCTGCTTGACCAGCAATGAAACCGCCTACATAATCCGCGTATTTTCCGATCAATTGCGCCTGATCGTTAGGCTCTGTAGCTTTAGGATGGTTCTTTTCCCTCCATTGCTCGAATGATAATCTCATTATATGCACTTTAAAAATTGAACAATATCAAAGGTGCTATCATTAGCGGCCTTTTCTCCTTGCTCAGAGGTGCTGTCATTCGCGGCTTCTGAGGGTGTTGCCACTTCAATAGTGGGGGTCATTCGGTTTGATCCGAACACAACCGCACTGTTTTCCAGTAGCTGAATTTCTTGTATAGCCCAAAAATAACCTTTTTCCATGGCTTTGTCAATATTTACCACCTGATCGACATAACGTTGCCAAACTCTATACTCTTCATCATAGTCAGGATCATTGACCGCTAACTCAATGCGCCCCTTTACATATCGCAATCCAATGCTATGCTGTTTTACCGCTCCGTTCATGTATTTGGCGTACATTCCCTTATCATAATTCTCCCATACTCTACCACGAAAAATAAGGGCTTGGCAAACTTTCCTTGAGTTATAGCCTAGATCATTCATTGTCATATCCTGAGTCATTACTTCAAGGGTATCCGCGATAATTGAGTCCATCTTGTAAGTATGATCTTTTAAGAATGGGAACATATCGGCAGGCTTATCATTGATTGATTTGCTATAAGCCCCCCTTAATATCACGTCGTCATCTTCATCCATCCATCCAGACAAATTAGCAATTACCTTTACATCTACATACTTCCGCCCTGACAACGCCCCATCATTCTTTTGAATAGCTTTAGGAGTAGCTATTTTAATTCCCTCACTAGCCTCAACTGAGCCTACAGGAAGAGAGTATTTTGCAGGCATTGACCTTTTCTTTTTGATTAATGCCTTTTTGTTTTTGATCAGGTCTTTAATTGCCATCGTTATTATTGTTTTGTGGTTCAAACCCTAATTCTGGATAAAGCATTGCGTTCGCTTGCTCAGGTGTAATAATACCCATCTGTACATCTTTTCTAACGCGGTCGTGTTCTTCATTCTTGTCCTTTTTCAATGACTTAATAGCAGATTTGTCTAAAATCAAACACCCATCTATACCCCAGTTCTCGCGTATTAAAAACGTGCTAAGTTGTTGATAAATATCATCGCCTAAAGGCAACACAGCATCAGTATAAATACTTTGCTTTGCTTCCTTGACATTACTGTACTTTGAGTTG